TCACCTTGGGGGCTTTGGAGAAAGGGCAATATCGCTATGAGGTCACGGAGAACCCGACAACCTACGCCGCTGGCGACTTCGTGCAAGGCGGACTATACACGTTTACCGATGGCGGCTATGCCTACATAACGGCGGAATCAGACCAATCTACGAATGCGCCTTGGGGGTGTAAGGGGACGTTCATTGGAGGCTTGTCTGGGCAGATAGGTCAAGGCATTGCCAATACCGCAGCAATCGTGGCAGGTTGCGCAACTGCTGGCATCGCTGCACGGCTTGCCAATGACTTGGTGCTGAACGGATTTAGCGATTGGTTCCTGCCATCAGTGGGCGAATTGAGCGAGATGCGAGTTAAGCTGCATAACGCAGGATTAGGCAATTTCGCAAATCACACCTATTGGACATCATTTGAATACGATGCTGATGAAGCCTACACTATTAACTTCAATAACGGAGTTACAGGCACGCACAGCAAAGGCAACACCTCCAACCGCTATACGCGTGCTATGCGTCGCTTCCTGCTACCTACGACGAATCCGCGGGTCCTTGAAACAGGATTGGCGATGATTGAAACGACGGAGGGCAGTTTCACGAGTACAACAAACACGATCGACTACGTTTCTTATGACTAAACTAAACTTCAGCTTCATCCCACAGGCGGACTATCGCTACCCTTTGATGCTGCAAAGCAAGGCTAACGACCTGTATACCTTCGGGGAGATGAACGACTACCCATATTACTTACTCGACATCTACAAGAAAAGCGCGAAGCACAACGCAATCGTCAACGGCAAGTGCAACTACATTGCCGGCAAGGGGTGGGCAGTGGATGCGGATAAGACGACCGTCGCGCAACAGGCAAAGGCGGAGGCGTTCATGGCTGACGTCAACGAAGACGATGACCTGAACGACTTAACGCAAAAGTTCGTATTGGATCTCGAACTGTTCAACGGATTTGCGCTTGCGGTAACGTGGAACAGGGGTGGCGGCATAGCTTTTATCGAACACGTGCCGTTTGAAAAGGTGCGTGTGTCGCTGGATGACACGATGTTCCTCATTGCCGATTGGTACGACGAGCGTATGATCCGCCAGTACCCGAAGGGCGCGGAAGTTGAGCGCATGCCCAAGTTCGACCCGAATAACCGCGTCGGCAAACAGTTGTTATATTATCGCCACTACGCAGCTGGCGTCAAGCATTACCCATTGCCGAACTATCAGGGCGCACTGGCTTACATCGAGTGCGACGTTGAGATCGCCAAGTTTCACATCAGCAACATCCGCAATCAATTTTGGGGTGGGCAGATGATCAACTTCGCTGATGGCATCCCGACGGACGAGGAAAAACAAGAGATAGAACGTCAAATGCGCAACAAGTTCAGCGGCGCAAACAACGCAGGGCGCTTTGTGCTGACGTTCAGCACAGGCAAGGAAAACGCGCCGAGCATACAGTCGCTAACGCCGAGCGACCTTGATAAGCAGTTTGACCTATTGAACAAGCAGATTCAGGAAGAGATTTTCGTGGCGCACAACGTTACCTCGCCGATGCTGTTCGGCATCAGAACCGAGGGGCAGCTGGGAGGCCGCAAAGAACTGTCGGAGGCGTATGAGTTGTTCAAAAATACCTACATCATGAACCGCGTTTTGATAGTCGAGCGCATAATCAACTACCTCACCTCATTCAACGGCTACGAGTGCCTCTACCTCCAGCCTTTTGATCCAATTACCGAGCAGCTTAGCGAACAAGCGCTGATGCAGATTTTGACGCAGGACGAACTACGCGAAAAGGCAGGCTATGAGCCGCTTGCAGACGCGAATGGCACGCCAACACCCGACGCAGGTGAAACGGCCGTAGAGGCGAGCGCAGGTGTCAACGAGGCTATCAAGACGCTTTCGGGGCGGCAGTACCAAAACCTGATGCGTATTGTGCGCCATTATTCGCAGGGCAAAGTCACACTCGAACAGGCGCGTACGATGCTAACGGCTGGCTTCGGCCTCAACGCCGAACAGGTCGACCAGCTACTGGGCGTCAAGGAGCAGGCGTTCACCGATGAAGCTGATGAGTTGGAGTTTCTGTCGCAGGTAGGCCAGCAGTTTGGCGAAACGCGTGACAGCTTCGAAATTCTGCAGGAGCGCGAATTGGACTTCAACGAATACGGCGAGGCGGAGTTCTTCATGCAGTTTGCCGTTTCCGATGAGGACAAAGCGTTGGACGAGCGCATCATTAAGTATAGACGCAAGCGCGAGGATGCAACCGTTGAAGAGATGGCCAAGGAGTTCGGCGTCAGCAAGGCGCGAATCCGCAAGCGCATCCAATACCTGTTGCAGGTCAACAAGTATCCGTTGAAGCGCGGCATCGGTGAGGCGACCAAGGAGGAGAAAGTGCCTGAACCAATTGTCGAGGTGCGCTACCGGTACGACTGGCGGCCAGAATATCGAGGTTTGAGCAAGGCTGACGGATACGACAAGAGCCGCAAGTTCTGCCAAGTGATGATGGACCTGTCCAGCGCACGACTGTACACACGCGACGACATTAACCAGCTGACGGCGTTGATGGGGTACAGCGTTTGGGAACGCAGAGGCGGATGGCTGACCCTTGAAGATGGCAGGCACCGGCCGTCGTGCCGGCACATGTGGGTGCAGCAGTTGGTCATCAAAAAAGGTACACAAGTTGAAAGAATCGTCGAATGAGCAAGGCACTATTTATTTCGGAAAACACGCTGATCGAAAATTCGGTCATCAGCGAAAACGTAAGCTACACGCAGCTACGTCCAACGATCGTCAAGGTGCAAGAGATGCACATTCAGCCAGCGGTGGGATCGGCGCTTTACGCGGAACTCGTGACGCAGGTCATTGCAGGCACTTTGTCGGCTAACAACACGACGCTGATGCAGACCTACATTCAGCCAGCGATCATTCAGTGGATGTACTTTGAACTGCCGATGGTGCTGGCGTTTAAGTTTATGAACAAGGGCATGGATCGGCGCAGCAGCACGGAGTCGTCGCCAATGAGCGAGCGTGAGATGACGCGCTTGATGGACAAGAGCCGCGACGATGCGGAGTGGTACACCGAGCGCATCACGCGTTATTTGCAGGAGAACCACACGCTGTTTCCGCTATTCGATAATCCTCCTGTCGCCATTGACACGATCTACCCAGCCAACAGCGCCTACCAGACCGGCATGGTTTTAGGTCGCAGGGGCAGGTATCGCGATCCGCTGGACTACCCGGAAAACAGACGCAACTACTTTTAATGGCGCACTCGAAGAACGTAAACAAACTAAAGCAATTCTATGAGCAGTTGGGTAACGATCAAAAACGACCTGATAGCCTTCGCGGAGTCGCACCTGCAGCTGAACGCGGTGGGTTTCGGCGATCCGCTGGCGATCGGCACGGACAACGTGATCAACCTGCGGACAACCGACAGGGATAGGGTCATCTACCCGCTTTTGTTCGTCGATGCGCAGAGCGCGTCAATGCCTATTGGCGCGACCAACCTAACGGTCAGCGTGCTTGTAATGGACAGGGTGGCAGACCTTCGCGGCGTGGATGCGACGATCAGTGGCAGCGTCGTCTACCGGTGGACTGACAACGAGGATGAAGTGTTGAGCGACACCCTGCGTATAATGCAGGACTTCGTCGCGGAGTTCACCGATGACCCTGACCGCGACTACACGATCACAGGCGCGGTGAGTGCTACGCGCTTTGTTGAGGCACGTGATGACAAGGTCGCAGGGTGGCAGGCTACGGTCGTGTTTGAGTTGCCATTCAGCCGCAACGTCTGCCAAATACCGACGCGTTAAAAACACGATTACAGAATTGCATAGAATCAGGCAAAACGATATTTACACTTAAAGAAAATACAATGAACGTAGGACAACAAATGGATGCGCTGCTTGGGCGCGGAATGGCAGCCGAAGTGCTGGCAGTTGGCGCAGGCGCGGTTTCATCGGTTACAGGTCGCACCTATGACGTGCTGGTGGTCAACCAGGAGGCGAAGTTTACGACGCTCACGGATAGCAACGGAACGAATATGATGACTGCGGTGAGTGGTGGTGGCATCGGCTTATTTCCTTCGGGTCAAGCGTTCAGTCCGGGTATGATCATAGCCGCCAACAACGGCCGTAGGATCGCCGCCGTGACGCTGAACGCAGGCAGTGTGATCGGATATTCGATGCAGGGCGTAACCATCGTAAGCGCTGTATAATGGCTTTAGGCATTGGCTACGGCTTGCCGTTTGTCGCTCAACACGGCACGAATCCTTACAAGACGCAGTGGGCAGCAGCGCTTGAAGGCGCGAAGGGCGCAGGTGCTACTGTTGAAGATGAAAACGCTGGCACAGGCAGCTGCTTGGTGGCACGCGGTCAAGAGGCTTACACTGACGGTCTGCCATCAACGCCGTCGCTGCTGATTGTCCCGCAATTCTACAAGGCTGGGAATTTGTATCAAGACGTGCCTCCGTTTGTCGCGGAGGATAGCACGATGCGGTTCACCGTTACGAGGGCGACGACGGCAACGAGAGTCAACAGCAGCGGGTTGATTGAATCGATAGCTTCGGGAGTGCCGAGGATTGACTGGCTGGGGCAGTCGTGCCCGGGGTTGTTGGTCGAGCCGAGTGCGACGAATTTGCTGCTACGGAGTGAGGAGTTTACCGTTAGCGGAACGTGGACAAGTGCAACAGGAGGAACAGGCGTTGCACCTATTGTGACTCAAGCAACAGGAATTGTTGACCCTGCAGG